CTCGTTCGGTCACAAGCTCTTGGCCCCGACTTACTAAGTTTCAAGTTTAGTATCTCGTGTTCAAACTCTGTTACGAGTCCATAAGGTAAGCCTACCACATCGTAAAAGATAGTGGTCCTAGCAAAACCCCTGATAAGGTATACTGAAGTAACTATAGGGGTGAATCCCCCGAGTCGCGGCGAGACGTAGAAGTCTCTTTGGCACAACGTAGGAGGTCTATCGTGGATCTTCCCACTGAGGAAAGGCTAGCACCCTACTCCTTAGCGTCACGTACCGGCACGTAACTCGAACCAATTAATTATGAAAAGCTGCAAACATGAATGTTTTCAACCTTCCACGATTGGCTAAAGCATCAGTTCAAACTTGGTTAAAACCAAGTTACGAATTTTCTAAATTCGTCACTGTGTGCATCTGGGCATGTGGTGCGGAGGAGTTTTCTAGTTCATTTGAGTTACTGCAAAAGAGAGTACAAAAGTTAATCAAAAAGGGTGGACTTTCGTTCACCTATCACTACCTAAAGGAAGTGTTAAGATTAACAGTACGATTTCTTGCAGGGCAAGCGGAGGTACGTAACAATCGACAAGGTCGAGTGTTAGTACGAACCGATGCTAGAGGTTTGCCTACTATTATTCCATGGCGATTACGTTTAGTAATATTGCAATTTGATTGCAATGTACCGGATGTAACCACTATGCGGATAATAGTTTGTATCCTTACTGTAATTTCGATCTTTCGGGTATTCAACGTATTCCCTAAACCTTCATTAAAGACAGTTTTATCTGCTTTTGATGGAATTGGTGTGACTCTTCCTTTGGAGGACATCACTAAGGCTATACACGAATTACCGTTTGCGAACTTTACGTTGACAAAACCCAAGTTGCTGGTACTAGAAACCGCATCTCCTAATGCTCGTAAGAGCACTTGGGGAGCAGTTCTAGACGCAGCAGCATTTCTGGCTTACCCTCGTGTCTTCTATAGATTGTATTGTTGAAATACACTATATGGAAAACAGAAAGGGTTCGCCTTTAATGTTTGGATTCTTGTCATTATGTTGTGCGCTATCCCGGTAGGAATATTTATATTCATACTAGGAGGGGTACAAACGTTGTATGTTGGAAAGCTATGTGTGGTGAAAGATCAAGCTGGTAAATCCAGAGTAGTTGGTGTTACTAACTACTGGGTTCAGGTTGCTCTATTTCCGCTACATAAAGCTCTGTTCCAACTGCTTAGGATGATTCCAATGGATGGAACTCACAACCAAACAGCACCTCTTGATCTTTTGATCGAGAAGGCGCCTAAGGGAACTGTTTTCCACTCATTTGATCTAAGTGCAGCAACGGATAGACTACCGTTGGAAGTACAAATTCAAATCTTGGATTGTCTATCTCCGATGATGGGTACAGATTGAGGATTTCTTATGAGATCCTTATCCTGGTCCTACAAAGGAGTAGACTACAAGTATGAAGTTGGACAACCAATGGGAGCTTATTCTAGCTGGGCTATGCTCGCCATAACGCATCATGTTTTAGTGCAGGTGGCAGCCGTTCGAGCAGGGTTAACCGGATTTTCCGATTACGCTGTGCTTGGAGATGACATTGTCATCGCCAACGACGCTGTTGCTTCCGAATATCTTAAAATCATGGAGTACTTAGGAGTATCTATCAATTTGTCAAAATCTTTAGAATCGGATAGATTCTTAGAATTTGCAAAACGGTGGATAGGTCCTAACGGGGTGAAACTTACTCCGATTGGTCCAGGTTTAATCCTGAGACTGATCCGAAATAAGTTCTATCTCGCTTCATTGTTTTCTGAGATGTTTAAACTTGGATTAGTAAGTACTTTCCAAGAGCTACTAACTCACATTTCTTCACTCGGGGTTTCTCACCCCGGGCAGAAATGAAATGTGTTATGGGCGACTTTCGGATTAAGATCATTCTTAAGTGGAACAGGCCTTATGGATGCGAATGCAATCACATGGTGCTTCTCTGCTTCACGAATGACTCCTTCCTTTTTGCGATATAATATCTGGAATGCCCTTTTACAGGACAAACTAGAAACTAATCGGAAAGCCGTAGTCACGTTAGATGTAAACATTGCATTTTTCCTGAATAATTTCTGGAAAATACAAGTTTCTTCAACGTGGCCCAACAGAATGTTAGAATTCTGCCTTAAGATTTTGTCTCCAGGTCCATGGGCGTACTTCTACGAATTATCTCGAACGAAGTTAGATCTTGAACAAGAGGCGGCTAGCACCCCCGGCTCAGGTTCCTGGTCGAATATCCATGACCTCGTAAAAAATAACAACGCAATCAACGTTAACTCGATTGATTGGAGAAAGAAAGACCAGATAAGGTTAGCAATAGAAAGAGGCCGACGAATTGTCGAAATATATGAGGAATCTCAAAAGGATTTCACATATATGGACGATTCGGGCAATTTCTATTAAACCCGATAGCTCACTTACCCCGCAATGAGCCGTAGGCGCCATAATGGCGTCCCACGACCGGTGAGTTGCGCAGAACTTTTAGACGCTCCGCAAGCGGAGTTGGTATGGTTACTAACCACTACGTTCGATCCGTAGCAATTTCGCGCCATGCGTCCAGAGTTG